AGGAGAATATGCATCAGTTACAAGTAATAGATGCATTCGATCTTTTATGCGGCGGCCTCAGTTGGGATGGACCCAACAACAAGCTGTGCGACCTTGAGTGGTTGAAACTATCGGGTTTTCCAATAAAATGGATACCAAATAGTTTCCTCAAGGTGCACGCCGAAAGGGTTGACTACGAAAACCAAGTAGCCAACGCCATTGCAGCACTCCATTTTGGACGTGCTTTGGCTGACAGTCTGATGGACTCGAGCGAAGGATTTCGCGACAAGCCGTTCACAGACTACATCAACGTGATCAACGTGCTCACAAACGCACCCAATCAGCTACTTTGCGTTAAATGGATCAAACACATGACGTGTTGGCCACTTGCAAAGTTTTCCAGGAATCTGGAGCCTGTGGTCCCTGAAGGACTCATAGAGGCGCTTGGGTACGGAGAAGAAGACCACACCGAGGACATCGCATCCGACGAGGGTGCCAGAAGATGTCTCGGCCTTTCTAAAAAGGGAGAGGAGGAGAAAAGTGGAGATGAGGAAAGTGAAACTGCAGATGAAAGCAGTAGTAGCAAGTGTTCCGTCAACAAAGGAAGAAAGGTGATGTTCCTTCCCCTAGCGGGTGGCAGCAGAAAGTATCTGAAAAGATTACTTATCAACAAGCCCCGTAACCCAATACCCCTTAAGGTGTGTTGGGCTATTCTGCAAGGTGCCAAAAGAGGCTGTGCAGAAGTTACGGCTGCTTTTGTTGAAGAGGCTTTAGATAAACATTATAAAGCTCTGACTGCCGGGGTCCCAGACCTACCGCCGGATATCCTTGAACAGTTCCGTTTAAAGTTTATGAAGGTACACCGTAGCAAAGGCTACACCAGAGTGTACAATGGTGTGAAATACACTTCATATTCTTTGAAAGGAATAAAAAGGGAGGAAGGGAATCCAGGACCCAATGCCTGCAACGAAAGGACCAGAAAAGACGATGGTCGTGCAGGATACATTAGGGGCGTCTGGATGAGACACCTAGAAGAGGATTTAGGTTTACAAGAGGGAGATCTGATTGGGAGTCATTTTGACGCCAGTACGGGTATAGTTCACGAGGAACTGTATAACCGCGATCTCTTGCCTCGTATTCCCCATGATTTCTATGTAAAAGAGGCTCTTAAGACCTTGACAGACCAGAACGGTATCTGCCATGCCACTGTTGTGGAATGTTTAGAGGCTTTAAAATGTAGATTAATTACTAAGGGGAGTGCTGCACCGTATGCAGCTTGTATGCCTTTCCAAAAAGACATGAGAAAGTCTCTCTATGACACCCACTTTTGCTTTAAGCTGATTGGGGAGCCTCTAACCGAGCAGTTACTCCACGAGTTGCTGGCTAAGGAGAGGAGGGCAGGAATTTTCACTCAGGCCATGTTAGATGGCAAGATAATTAAGTGGAATTCCGGTGACTTTTCCGCCGCTACTGATGGTATCTCTCAGCAGATAAATCGTCTATGTCTTGACGAATACATCAATAGCCGGTCCGGAATCACCGAGGATGAAAAAACCATCCTCAGAGCTGTTCTTGGGAACCACCTCATTTCTTATGTTAAGAATAGCGAGGGACACCCCTACAAGGAACGCGAGCCCTTCATGCAGAAGAATGGGCAGCTAATGGGCTGTCCTATCTCATTCCCCATCTTGTGCACAATCAACCTAGCCGCCTATTGGTTGGCTTTGGAGGAATACACCGGGAAGTCATATAACATTGACCAACTACCGGTGCTCATCAATGGTGATGATATTTTATTCCGTGCAACAGATGAGCTCAGCGTAATATGGCACAAGTGGATTACCCGTGCGGGATTCACGCTCAGTCAGGGAAAGAACTACCTGGCAAAAGACTTCCTTACCGTTAATTCGGTCTGTTACTCTTATAGGAGTCAGGAAGAGAGGGTCAATGCTGTCAATACAGCCAAGGCTTTAACTGCTCAAGAGTGCAAGGAGACAAAGTGTCAAGAGCCAACTCCTAGTGAAGGAGAATCCAAGACTGAGTCCATAGGTAAGCCGGAAATTTCCGCCCACGAATATGGAACGTCACCGTCGGATTCCTTCACAAAGATTGGTTACTTGAACACAGGTCTCCTGTACCAAAATGAGAGCATGAAGGCCCTAGGTTGGCAGCACGGATGCCGTGCAGAGCTAAGACAAAAGCCATTCGCTGAAAAGTTGACAGATCTTTTGGAAAACTGTTCCGACAA